ATACTTTGCCATGTCTTTATTTTGGTTTGTGAATGTGGATAAGCTCGGATTTGAACCGAGATTTGTCGCAGACCGCTTGCGAACGTCCGTCACGATCGGAACCAATTCCACGCACTAGGGTGGAGCGTTTACCAATTCCGCCACTTATCCGATTTGCCGGGACTTTCACCCGGCGCGCTGTTACTTGCTTGTGTTGTGTTTTAATTCGTTCTTTTCTTCTGAATGATACGGATAAACATCTACAATCGCCGTTTCTTTCAACGAAATAGAAGAGTAATCCGCCATCGTTCCTTTCATACCTTCGTCGAGTTTCTTCATTGCGTCGTGAATGTCTGCGGCTTGTACCAAAACATTCGTATAAGTCCGCTTTTCTTTGCCACTTACTTCGTCCACCGTAATAAAAGCGAGTCGTCCGGCATACCATTTATCGGCAGAATCTTCTTCGCTCGTAAATATCTCGCTATAATGTGCGCGGGAAATGTCGGACACGGTGAACTCACCGGAGATAAACGGAGTTACTTCTTCGATTATTCGCGCTTCTGCCTCGGTAAAACTCAGCGCATCGACTAAATACGGTTCAGTTACTTTCTTTTGCATTCCGTTTTCCATTACTTTCTCGTAACGGATTTTTGTTAAAAACCAATTGTGCATCATAAATTCATTTCTTTAATTAGTTCGATTAAACCCTCATAAGGGATATTATATTTCTCTGCGAATTTTATTTTGTCTATAACCTTTTGCTCCGGTGTGCTTACCGATGCAGATTTGCATGTTATGCGCCCATTAAGTATATCAACCTTAGTTAAAGAATCAGATTCTTTAAATAGATGGTAATCTATGACCCTCATATATTTATCCCCAATTTTATATAGATGTTCTTCAACAAGATCATAAATTTCATTATATGTCAATTTGCATCCGTAGCTTTTTAGTATATCATAAATTCTACTCATATAACAAGGATAGAAAAAAGGAATGTGATCTAAAATTTCTCTTTTTTTGTTTTTGCTACTCATAATTTCGTGTTTATTAAAGCGTTTATAAAAAATGTGATTAATCGTGTTGTGTTAGTGTTGTGACGGTTATTTCTTTGTCAGTTTGCGTATTTCTTTCCGTAGCTTATAAATCTGATTTTTGATCGGTACGCTGTTTTTCGCATCCGGCTTTAACGCTTCGATCTGTATCTTTAATTCTAGGACCGATTTTGCCTTATCGACACAATCAAGTAAATCCAGACCGGAACGAATAGATTCGTCTATCATTTCACTGGCTAATCGGACACGATCATAGAGTTTCTTTATATTGTCTACATGATCAGCGCGATTCATTTCAAGTATCCGACCGTCGTTCACGTAGCCGTCATAAATGACGTAATACAGTTTGTCTACATCCGGGCGACCGAGGAAATGACCGAGGAACTGCCAATAGTATTCATCTTTTTCGTCAATGGTATTCCCGAATTGCAGAGATTCGATTTTACCCTGTGACATCGGGCATTTGATTTCGCCTAGAGCGATAACTTTCCCGTCAAATCCATACACATAGAAATCGGGAGAATCGCCGAAACCTTCAAACGGTTCATTGAAAACAATGTCTTTAAAATCGGTTGTACACGATTTGATTTCATTCATTAGTTGGGTCCTCACCCACTCGACCGCTAGCGGTTCGTTTTCATGTCCCCAATCAAACGCCTTGTTACTTCCGTTTTCTCGCATCGTTCCGGTCCTGCGTTCGTATCGTACTAAATACATCGCATCAAACGCACCCTTACCAAACGGACAACCTTTGCCCGCTTTCATCAAATCGGGAAGCGTAGAGGCAGTTATTTTGCCTCGTCTCCTTTCCTTCCATTCGATCTCTTTTTGCTCACTTGATTTCATGTGCTATTAATTCTTTGATTTGTTCTTTTGTTAGTTTGTATTTCATTTGGACTTGCGCAACTGTATAGCCGCCCGCCAATGCGTCTAGAATGTTTTTCCAGATCACCGATCCAGTTTCAACCGTAGGCAATGAGTTTTCAACTTTCGGGATGAATGGACGAATACGGAGCGAATCAACTTTTTCGCCGAAAGCGTCCACCATTACCGCGCCTATCTGAATTTGCTTGTTTATCCATTCCTCGAAATTCGGTGTTTTGAAAATCTTCGTCATAGTTTTGCAGTTCGTCCGGTTGAGGATCATCGGTTTTACATTCTCGAAGAAGTAAGCGACGAAGCATTCTTCTTTCTTTCCAGACGCACCGACTACCTGTTCTCTTTTCGTTTCACGGATGGTGAGAACTATATCTTTTCCGTCCGGTAGGCTGTAAGCGCCTAGATAGTCATAATTGAATTGAGTTTTCCAATGTGTCATATCGTGCATTATTTATAATTGAACTATTCTATTTGTTTATGATATGTAATATCTTCCATTGTGCCTGCAATAGCTAGTATTGTTTTAATCTTTTCGAAGTCTATAGGCTTTTTAGCTTCTTCCTTATTTTCATCATCTGAATGCCCCCAAATACCATGCTTTTGAACATAAGCACTAACCAAACTACCCATTATTTTTTCACGTTCCTTTTTAAATTGGGAGGAATGAAATTCAAATAAAGACATCAAATCAGCATATTGCGAAGCTGTCAATTTAAAGCCTATTTGTGTATCATATTCCTTGTATGTAGCTTTGCTTTGGTCGATTATTTGAAAATGGCATTGATGTAATATTTCCTTTAAATATTTGTCTCTGCCCACTTTTATCCATCGCCATTCTATTTCCTCATCAAATAAATTATCCAAAGTCAATCCGTACTTATTTAACATTTCTTCTAATGCTCGCTTTGCGGCTATTGCTTCACCTTTATATCCTTGTTCGGCTAGATTTTTGAGTTTTAATAGTTTGTCCTTTATCTTATCAGGAACTTTATTTATCTCATTCATTGTGTATTATTTTAAAAGTTATCATTTACTCCTTGATAAAGCGACCCATAACAGCGAGCGCAAACAGTGATTATTTTCGTACCGCGTCTGCCGCGTTCATACGTTTCGACTTCTATCTCGATTTCTTCGCCCGGTTCGATTTCTTCGCCGCAATCTTCGCAAGTTAGAGTATCAGCAGGACATGCGCCCAAAACCGTACACATTCGACAGTTACCGATACATTGATGATTCGCCGCCATGTCTTTTTACGTTTATATAGTTACAGACTAGCACATAGATAATCGTTAGAAACACGATCAAAAGTGCGATGATAAGTTTACCCGGTTTCGGGTCGCCATCTGCGAGGCTGCACGCTAGGAGCATTAAAATGATAGCAATAGGGCTTTGTTTGAGTGTTAGCATAATGTTTTGTTTTAGTGTGTTATACTACTTTATTACTTTGTATGAATCTATCTATACTTGATATATCATACCAGATCATCTTCCCGAATTGGGAGAAAGAAACGAGCGCATTCTCTCGGAGTGTTTTTAAAAAGTCATCCGAGCAACCTATGTAGGATTTTGCCTCGTCTTTGCTGAGCCATTTCTTTGCGATTGGTTCAACTTTTCCGATTGTTTTAGTTCTTCCCATTGCTTGTTATTCTTTGCGTTCAACATAAATGTTATCTCCGTCGATCCAAGTTCTAAAAATTTTATCTTCATCGGTTTTTAAATCGGATGCGGTTGTTCTAACAGATTTCCTTCGATTACGTGGAAAGTCGGTTCTTTGCCCTACTTCCATCGCTTGCAATGTTGGTTTAATTGGTGTCGTGTTCATTCTTGTTGCTTTCATAATTCCTTTGTTTTATTTGTTAGTTCTTTATTGATTGATTAACTTTGATGCGACAAAGATAGATATTTATTCGATATGATATCTAATAAAAGCAATTTTGTATTCGATTTTATATCTAATTAACATACAAGCATATGGGATTACGAGAACGGTTATTGGATTATATTGCCTACAAAGGTATAGATAAGGCTACATTGGAAAGAAAAAGCGGACTATCAAACGACGCTGTTAATAAAATGGGAGATAATACGAGAGTCAGCACATTAGATAGAATATCGAACGCATACCCAGATATAAACATTGCTTGGCTTAAAACAGGAGTTGGAGAAATGATATTAGGGAACGAGGAAAACAAGCGTATTCCACATTACGATGGTCTAAAAGGCAAAGCCATTCCACATATAGACGTAGTAACCGCTTCGTGTGGTCTGCCCAATGGCTTTAACTCTGCAATAACAAAAGGAGACTGTGAGCGATATATTATCCCCGATATGCCCGGTTGTGATTTCACGATCCGAGCCGGAGGTCGTAGTATGATTAACAGAAACGTCCCAGAACGGAGCATTAATGATCGGGACATTGTAGGATGCCGGATCGTTACAACTAGATCACATGTAAGATGGGGTGAGGTATACGCTTTAGCAACATACGACGGTATAATGATAAAAAAGGTCGAAGAATCAGAACAGGAAGGATATATAAGATGTGTTCCTTTTAATAAGGAGGAAGGTTTTAAACCTTATGATGTTCCGGTCAATGAAATACACGATTGGGCGCTAGTCGTCGGTGTGGTAAGCGTGAAAACATGGATTTAGACTAATAACCAATAACAAAACAAAATGAAGAAGCTATTACACTTTGTGTTTGTATTATCTTTCATGGGATGCAGTAACGAAAGTACAGAAATAGAAAATTATATTGATGATAATTCCAATATAAATAAACCCGAAATTACTCAATCAGTTAATGGATTTGATTGCCATATTGAGTTTACAGGAAATAAATATATAGTTAAGGCTTATAAAGGAAAAGAGCTTAGCTTCACAATATCCGATGAAATCACAGATAGAAAGCAATACATAGATTTACAATATGGGCAAAAAAAAGAAATTATAATATCTAATATTCAAATATATAACATTTTGCAATATAAAGATACATTCTATTTACTTCTCAATTTATCAAACAATGAAGGAATCGTTTTTTGGGGAATAAGAAAATTCTATTCTATTGAAAAAGATGTAATTAACAAGCAAACATTTAACAATATTATTTTTTTTCCTACAATAATGCGCTTTTGGTTTGAAAATAGTCTTTTATTTACTGCTAACTCTACAATCTATCCAGAAGCCAGTATATCCGAATCACGTATTTATGACAGTCAATTTAATCTAATAACAAACCAATATCCAACAGGGAAAGTACTAGATATGTTTCATACTATCGATGTTAGTGGCGGGAAAAACCCTTTCGGCGGTTATAATGCTAATAATATCATATATAAAGACATAAGAGAGCCGAATAAAAACTTATGGGTATTTGAATTTGATGTTTCGAATAACGATTTTATTATAAATGAATGGGAAGCATCAACCTTGTACAACTCCATATCGGTCGTCATTGATATAACATATAAAAACGGAGAAAAAGAAAGACTAAAATATGAACTAGACAAAGAAATCGGGATTCCTGTTCTATGAAATCAATGCTCCAATCCTAACAAATATTATCAACTACTAAAACAAACTAGCATGAAAAACCAAATCAAATCATACTGGAGTAACTGGTTGTCGATCGCTGCAATTATATGTAGCGTTGTCGCTATTTGCGTTTCGTTGCCATCCGCACCGGAACTAGGTATGGACTATATCGGGGTCATAGTAGGGATTTTATCGCTTTTGGTAACGATGTTAATCGGATGGCAAATATACAATGCAGTAACAATAGAGAAAAGAATTAAAGATGAAGTTGATCGGACTAGAAATGAAATTGACACCTACTTCAACAAGCAAAAAGTAGAAAATCTATATATGTTAACAATAGTCAATGGAATTTCGCAAAGTAGAATGGACGTTATGGAGAAAAAATATGATAGTGCACTGTTTTGCTGTATATATACAATAGATGCAGCATTAAAAGCTGACACACCGGATATTGCACAAACATGTCTTAATATGGTTATTGATTCAATTATTCCAGACTTTAAAAAGCAAACAACAAAGGAAACAGCTAAAAAGAACAAAGATAATTATATTCAAATTCTAAGAAAAATGAATGATGACAGAGTTATTGATCTGATTGTATATCTACGCTCTCTTTAGCTCTTAAAATTATGTGATTCATCATATTTGTGTATGTTTTAATACTATCATTGAGAATTTCCTCTAATTCCTTTTTCTTTAGTTGGCGTTTTTGTTCTTCTTTATCTTCTTGGTTACATTGATGAGTGAAAAGAACTGTAAAAAATAAAAGAGTAGAGATAGCACAAACAACTATCATACCAAGAAAACAAAAATCAACTGCTGCCATAATAGTACTTTTGCTACTAGCCGGATAAACTAGAAACAGATAGCTTTAAATTCAAACGAATAAAGTTTGCTATTTTTGATTGATTGATTAACTTTGTAACGCAAAAAGCTCTTTGAAAGATTCGCATGCTATAAATGTATTCACAGATCATGGCATTTATTTTGATTTTCCCAATGCAAATTTAATGCAAATGATTTTTAGAATACAGATAAAGACTTGATAATCAGTGGGATTAAAATTAGGAAATTACGTCTCTCACGCATGTAATACGAGTTCGATTCTCGTACCCACTACTCAATTTTAGTTAGCCTCTTACATCGAAGTAAGAGGCTTTTTTATTGTGTTCATATCTCAAAAAATGGAATATAACGTAGAAGAATTGAAAAAGGTATTGATTGAGCAATGTAAAGAAGAAGGTATATATTACGCATTGATAGCAATCGACAAACAGACGAAAGAGATCGTTCTGCCCCAAAGCCTTGATAATGCTTTAAGTAATCCGGATTACTGCGTTTTCAAATGCAAGAAAGCAGAGGATGGATATGAAGTAGAAGAGGTAAAATAAGCGTAATTTAAAAAAGAAAGTGATGCTTATTAGTGTAGTATTAGGACATTATAAAATTTAATAATTATTTGAACATTCAAAGTTTTTTCTGTAAAAGAATGTTATATCCAGTCAAAACTGCCATCTTTCACGTAGAAACCTGTCTATAATTGAAGAAACGCCTATCTAGTTACAGTTCTTCACTCTGCTCATACAGTTCGAAGTAAGATTCCTTATCAATCCGCAGTTTGACCCTGTTTTCCCGCTTCTGACCGGCTAAATTGATAAATAAATTGAAGTATAACTGACTAAAAGAGAGGTCGGAACGATCATAAACGATATCAAAAGTACAGGTTCTGCGGAAGGAGTCGAAAGTTCCCAGTTTCATCCCTCCCTTGCACATAAAGACTTCAGGAAAGCTTGTCGGAGGATAAGGCTGGAACAGGCTAGCCAGTTGGGCATATACATAATCTATCATCCATTCATCACCGGATACAGTCAGTTCTCCTTTCAGACGAAGTTTGATTGCATATTTAGCGGTAATATCCTGCGAAGTGTATATAGGAACCTGGCTTTCCGCAGGGTAATTGCCATCCTTATATCCAAGGCTCATGGTCAGTTTTGATTTACCAGCTCCGTTAAAACTGGCAACATTCTGATCCTTCTGTTGGTTTTTCAGATCAATCATAAACGTCAGTTTACCCAAAGTCGGGTCATTCGGGTATTGAGCTATCGTATCCAATACATAATCTTCTTCATTATAGCTTCGCACCACCAAGACATCCCCCTCTCCGACTTCCAGTGCCGGACCTCCTCTTTCAATATCCACATCGCCTACGGGGTAATATATAGCATCATTATCTCTGACACAACCTGACATACAAAGCAGTAGAACTGCCAATCCTATTATCTTATTCATCATCATACACATCCTTATTTTGGAGACAAAGATACATCTTTTTTGAATCAACCCGATTTATATCAACCGTTTTTAGTACTTTTGCACATAACAAGACTATTAATGACATGGATACACTACTAAGAGAAACAGTAAATGCCGTCGTAAATTCCCGCTTCCCTGAGATGAGTATAGAGGGACGCCGGCAGATAGAAAGCATCCTGATACGTGAAGAATTTCCCAAAGGAGTGATTGCACTCAATGAAGGAGAAGTAGCCCATGAATTAGTTTTTGTCGGGAAAGGGATGCTCCGGCAATATTACTATAAAAACGGGAAAGATGTCACCGAACACTTTTCATACGAGGGATGTATCGTGATGTGTATCGAAAGCTTACTAAAACAGGTTCCTACACGGTTGATTATAGAGACGCTGGAACCTGCTATCATTTACCTGTGTCCTTATGACAAGATGCTGCAGTTGGCAAAACAAAACTGGGAAATCAACATGTTCTACCGGAAAATACTGGAATATTCCCTGATTGTATCGCAAACCAAGGCTGACTCCTGGCGTTTCGAATCCGCCCGCGAACGTTATAACCTGTTGCTCGAGACCCATCCGGAAATCATCAAGCGGGCTCCCCTGGCAGATATCGCTTCCTACTTGCTGATGACACCGGAAACATTGAGCCGCGTACGCTCAGGTGTCCTGTAGAATGCCGGTCCCAGCGATGAAAATCTCCCGTTATCGCTGCCGTAGTCATTCACCATTTCTCAGCTATCTGCTTTTCCGGTATTCTTTGGGAGACATGCCGGTGTAATGCTTGAAGTACTTACCGAAGAATGACTGGTTGGCAAAGTTTAGCCGGTCAGCTATCTCTTGTATGTTCATGCTCGAAGAATTCAGGAGTGCCTTTGCTTCCAGAATCACTAATTCATCAATCCACTCCCCTACTGTCTTTCCGCTGATTTCCTTCACAACACCGGACAGATGTTTCGGTGTCAGGCATAATTGATCGGCATAAAACTTCACGCTACGCTCCGACTGATAAGACTGAATCAAAGATTCATAGAAGCGTTCAAATATGTATTCCTTACGGCTTTTACTTTTGACAACAGCAGAAGAATCCGGTGCATAACTGTTGAATATGTTGCAAAGTTCAAAGAAGAACCCCTGCATCAATCCCATTACTACCTCCCTGCGATACATATCTTCCTTATTCCTCAATCTCTTCCTGATGAAAGCATGATACTCTTTAATCATTTCCTGTTCGTGCAGGTTGAGATCAAAGCAAGGATAATCTTTCAGAAAGAAAAAGAATGAGAGCACATTTCCGACTTTGGGCAATGATTCCAGCAGATTCTTTGATACAGCAAAGAAAATCCCCCTAAAGTTAGCACTAAACTGACGATGCTCGATGATCTGGTTGGGCAACGCAATAACCATTCTTCCCGGAATCAGCTCAAACTCACGCAAACTGATATTGAAACGGGTGGAGCCTTCCAGACAAAGTCCGATGCTTACCACTTCCAGTTTGCTGGGACCATTATAAAGGGAAGTAACGCTTTCCGTATCGAAAAGCGCTATATCATTATCGACAACATCAATACTATTAGGATCTATATGCTTAGAATGAACTACCGAAGAAATACCTATCTTAGGAACACCTTGAATATCCATACTTTCTCTTTTTATTTGCGACAAAGATACCAGTAATAATCAGACATGCAACCTAAGGTCAGATATTATCAGTCAAATAGAACATTTTTCCCTACTTATTGACTATCTCCGAACAAAAACTCATAATCGCGTTTGGCAGCCGGAACAGTCCACTTCTCCGGAATGAATTTCCACTGATTCAGCGCCTTCGGGTCCATCGCACCTTTCTTTTCTATATAATTCATC